GAAACAACAGGAATTTTAGATAATGCGAGCGATAACGAGAAGACGATCCGAGTCGTTTGCGAAGACTTTTCAGAGGTGTATGTAAATTTTGACGCATACACACTTTCAGCAACCTTTCGACGAGTATATGAAGCATGACAGCTATTATTGAAGATGTACAAAATCAAGGAATTGATTCAGAACTTATTATTCTTTTTGACTTGGAATATGCTTCGGGAAGTTTTGCGTACTTCTTCCCCGCAGGTTTAGATGAAGATTTAACAGAGATTTCATTTCGAGATGAAGCAGGAAATCCAAACTCTTACGCAGCACTGCCTCTTGAACTCGAAGATTTTGATATATCCTCCGACGGAGCCTATAGTCGGCCCACGATGTCTATAGCAAATTTGGAATCTGTTTTTTCAACTGAGATTGGAAACGCTTCTTTTGAAAGCTTAATTGGAAAGAGAATTACAAAAAGAACAACCTTAAAAAAGTATCTTGTCGGAGAAGCAGGAGACTCTACTCCTCCCGTAGAGTTTCCAAAAATTACATATGTAATTGATAGGATTAAAGAGAAGTCAGTTGTCTCCGTAAAATTTGAGCTGGCAGCCCCTTTTGATTTGGCAGGAATTCGTCTTCCTCGTAGGGTCATTGTGGGAGGTGCTTGTCCTTGGAAATATACGGGCGCTTCCTCTCGGAAGTATGATGACCAGAATTTAATTTGGACAGACGCAGACGAGATTGACAAAGAAGGGGGTTGTGATTGGAGGCGTGATAGTATTCTTACTATTGACGGTACAAATTATACTGTGTATATGTCTTCAAACGATGAGTATATCCTTCCCTTGAGTGCCATAACTGTTACAGACAGTACTACAGTTACAAACTATTTAGCGAATTATTACTATAGCGATACTGCCACCGTAAGAAGAATTAATGATGATGGGAGTTTTCAGGATGTAGTGGTTACTCGTTACTGGCAGTGTCTATCAGCAACTACAACAGACCCAACTTCTACAAGCGCCGCCTGGACACCCGTGAGAATCTATGAAACCTATTCTTCGACAAACACCTACTACGGGTATCAGGATAAAAGATTTAATGAGTATGTGTTAAAGGATAATCGGCTTTGGCAAGTGAAGAGAGTCACTCAAACATTAGGAGCCCATCAGACAGTAGAGGAAGGAGACTTTTGGACTGCCGGAGACGTGTGTGGAAAGAAACTTCGTTCCTGTTCAATGAGATTTCAAGCAATTGAAAACTCGGAAAGTCAGGGTGGATTCGATAGAAAGAGAGACAGTAGAATAGCATTACCTTTTGGAGGATTTCCAGGTGTTGTACAGCGAAGATGAGGTTTATCTTCATTTAATGGATAAATACCCTGAAGAGGGTTGTGGACTACTAGTAAATAAAAAAGGAAAGCTTCACTGGATGCCTTGTGAAAATGAAGCTGAAGATCCCGAAGAAGGTTTTTCAATTCCGGCTTCTGACTATATAAGAGCAAGCCTGTCAGGAGATCTTTACGCAATAGTACATAGCCATCCAGATGGCCCTTGTACTCCAAGCCAGGCGGATAAAAAAGCGAGCGATTTTTTAGGAATACCCTATATAATTTACTCGACACCAGATTTTGAAAAGTATGAGTATATTCCTAAAAAATTAACTTTTCCACTACTAGGAAGAAACTATTCCTTTGGGGAAAGAGATTGTTATAGTTTAGTAAGAGATTATTATAGAGAAACATACGATGTTTCTCTTCCCACAGTAAAATTTGAGGATAATTGGTGGGAGCAAGGATTAGATTATTTTGGAGATTTGTTTAAATCGTTTGGATTTGTAGAAGTAGAGGAACCTCAAGCAGGCGACGGTATTCTATTTCAAGTGTATTGTGAAGTAGAAAATCATTGTGGAGTATACCTTGGCGAAGATGTATTTCTTCATCACGCAGTAAACAGGTTATCTTGTAGAGAAAATTTATATCCCATGTGGATTCAGCATAAGACGAGATTTGTAAGATATGCAACAGGTTAGATTAGTAGGAAATATATCAAAGTTTGGAGAAGTCTGGAACATAAATTGTAATAATATTCGAGACGTCTTTAAATTAATCGACTGTCAAACTCCTGGTTTTCGCGAGCATTTAATCGATGCTGCAGAAGCCGGAATTGGGTATGAGATTAAACGAGGAAAAGATTTTTTAGAATATCCCGAAGAACTTTTGCTAAACTTAAACAATGAAGATATTATTATTACCGAAGTTCCTGTAGGTGCAAAATCTGCCGGTGCTAAAATTTTAGCAGCAATAGTTCTTTTTGTTGTTGCAGGCCCTGCAGCGTCATGGATAGGGAATACTTTTGGTTTAAGTGCAGGTACAGTAGCTACCCTCACAACCACCATACAGGGGATAGCAATTAATCTCGGAATTACCGGAGTATCTCAGCTTCTTGCACCGGGACCAGAGACAGACCAAAAACAAACAGAAGGCTATTTATTTAATGGGCCCCAAAACAATATTCAACAAGGTCTTCCGGTTCCGGTATGCTATGGAGAACTACGAGTAGGCGGCGCTCCAATTAGCACATCTTTTAAGAGAGATAATAGCTCTTCGGGCTTCACAGGAGTCGGAAAAGTGATTGACTACGGTGCAGGATCCACTTATATTCCTGGATGGAATTCTTTTCGCTGGGCCACCCCAATAGAACCAGTCCCAGAGCAAGACACTTTTACAATTTAGGAGAGAATTATGGGAACTACGACAAGTGGAGTAACTGCAGAAGGCAGTGGACAGGGCGAGTACCAAGGAACTCCTGATGCTGGGAGTACTGGAGGAAGTTTTGAAAAACAACGCGCCATAATCTATGACTTAATCTCTGCGGGGGAGATTCAAGGAGTAGTGGGCGGTCTTTCAGGCATCTACTTCAACAATACAGCAATTGTAGATAAAGACAACTACGCAGGAGTCGGTGCTCGTGTCGGAACTTGTGACGCAAGTAGCTCTTCAACTACTATTTCGAATGCAAACTATAAAAACGGCGGAGGCCTTTTTACAGGTATTTCTACTTCTGATTTAACAAACAATCCTCGATATCTTCAAATCGAAGGAGCCGGGCCTGCATCTACTCTTTTAACAAATGTTGCTGTAAACTCGAATTCAATTTCTGTAGTAGACGATAATACTTTTTCACCTTCAATGAAAGAGAAAATCGGCGACTCAAACTCTCAAGCAAGTGTGTATGATTCTGTAAAGTATATTGTTCGTATTCCAGGAGCAAAAGCAGACGGAACGGAATATAGAGGAATTATTACAAACGTATATTCCACTACAGGAAAGACAAATAACAGAGCAACAATCCAACCCGCTATCGGTAAGGCTGTATCTTCGGGCACTGCGGTCGAGATTGATGCAGTTATACAAATTACATCAATAACTACAGCTTCTTCTTGTGTTCTCGCAGCAAACCCCACTCGAACAGCAACTGGGGCTACTTGTAAATTAAGTAATTCAATACATACTTCTGAAACTGTCACTACTGGAACTTCTAAACTTAACTACTCAAGTGCAAAGGCGACCGTTTATAATGGAACTCGCTATCAGCCTGCACACGATATTTCTGGAGCAGCTCCTGCAGCAGCTTATGTACTTGGACCCAATTACAATCTGAAGTGGCACACTAGCCAGACTGGGAGTGGTCAGGCAACTTTTTTCGTTTCAGGAGATGATTTTAGTTTTACTCAAAACTCGAAAGAAGAAGTAGATAAATTAAAAATTAATATTGAATTCCCTGCAGGTCTTCATAATACAACAGATGAAGGCAAAGCTCGAAATGCTTATGCGGAATTTCAGATAGTTCTTGAATACAAGCAGGATGCAGCGGCAGTCGATTTTACAAAAGTTTTAGCAATAGGAAAAGACTATGGCGCAAGCGTAACTGATTTTGTTGATAACGTTCCTTCTTGGGATCAAAGTTATGATGTTCAAAATAAAACTCTTTATAAATCTGGCGGAAGTAGACAGTCTGATGGGGTAATTCGTCGTAATGGGCAAAAAGTTAAATTTATACAAGAATATGAAATTGATTTAAAACCTTTTCAGCCTCTTGCGGATTGGAAAATCGGTATTAAGAGATTAAGTCCAGACTCTTCAAAGCAATATACTGTAGACCAACATACTTTTGTAGGTCCAGCTTCTGTTAAAACTGTAGAGGCTGTTATTGAAGAGAAGCTAAGATATCCGATGTCGGCTTACGGAGTCGTTCAGTTTTCTGCCGAAGACTTTACAGGTATTCCCGCCAGATCTTACCATATTCAGGGAAGAAAAGTTAAAGTTCCCTCAAACTATATCACTCGTGAGGAAGCCGGCTCTTCAGAAGCAAAGTATACTCGAAATGTAACTACTGGAGTAGATACGGGTTCTTATGTTACCTGGGATGGAAACTTTCGAGGAGACCTTTCAGGCTCAACTCCAGCAATAAACAAAAATAAAGTATACACTAATAACCCTGCTTGGATTTTCTATGATATTCTAACAGATAAAGAGATTGGTCTCGGAAACTTTTTGGAAGAAGAAGATATTGATAAGTATGCTTTATATCAGATTGCCCGTTACTGTGATGAACTTGTTCCAGATGGAGAAGGCGGTCAAGAGCCTCGCTTCTCTTGCAATGCCTATCTTGGTAGACAGGAAGATGCTTACAAAGTATTAAAAGATTTAGCTTCTGTCTTTCGTGGAATGATGTATTGGATTGATGGAAAAATTACTGCTGTTCAAGACAAATTCAAAGAACCTGTATATACATTTACTAACGGAAATGTTGAAGAAGGATTATTTACTTATACATACACAGGACAACGTGCCCGCATTAATCAGGTAAATGTTACTTGGAATAATCCGAAAGAAGGTTTCAAACAAACAGTTCTCACCGTAGATGATACCAGTAATATACTGTCACAGGAACGCATAGTATCGAAAGATGTTGTTGCTTTTGGTTGTACTTCGGAAGGCCAAGCACAAAGAGTAGCAGATTGGCATCTCATTACTGACACGCGAGAAACTGAAATTGTAAGTTTTAGCACTGGCATTAATGCGTCTTTTCTCCGCCCAGGGGATTTTGTAAATATTCAAGACCACTACTCAGACGGAATAGTAGCCAGCGGGAGAGTATCGAGTGTTGGTGCAGGAGCAATTTTTTTAGATCGAGAGATAACTCTTACTCCATATAATCCAGGCACCTCTCATGTTTTATACTTAGTGTATCCCTTTTCAGGAACTTACTTAGCTCAAGATACTTCTGCTACTATAAACGGTGTTACATATGCAGAACGAGGGGCTTTAATTCTTTCCGATTCTGCAGGAAATCCAATTAATACTTTAGAGGATGCTGCCAATTTAGTAGACGATTCAGGT